AAAGAAATTTAAAACAACTATATGTGATTTGGAAGTAGAAGATGACCATTCTTACATAACTAAATCTGGTTTTATAAACCATAATACTGAAATGGTTTTTGCAAATGGTTCTTCTATTACTTCTGTACCTACAACAGAAGATGCTGGACGTTCTGAGGCAGTATCTCTATTAGTAGTAGATGAAGCAGCTATTGTAAGGTATGCTAATCAAATTTGGGCAGCTGCTTTTCCTACATTATCTACTGGAGGTAGTGCAATCATTAATTCTACACCATACGGAGTTGGTAACTGGTATCATAAATCATGGGTAGATTCATTAACTCCAAACTCAGTATTCCATCCAATTCGACTTAAGTGGCAAATGCACCCAGACCGTGATATGCGTTGGTATAATGAAATGGCTGCTGCACTTGGACCAAGAAGAACAGCACAGGAGGTAGATGGTTCTTTCTTAGCATCTGGTTACTCAGTATTTGATTTAGCTGATATCAAACAAATAGAAGATTTACTATCAGATTTTGAAGTAATATCAACTAGGTATAATGGAGGACTAAGAATAATTAAGAAACCAAAAGCTGGTGTTAAATATTTCATTGGAGCAGATATTGCAACTGGTAGAGCAAAAGACTATTCTGCATTCTCAATCATGGATAGATATGGTGATGAAGTTGCATACTTTAAAGGTAGAATACCAATTGAAAAATTCATAGAAGTATTAAATGAGTATGGTAGAATGTATAACAATGCACTACTTGCTCCAGAAGCAAATGATGTAGGAATTGCAGTAGTAATAGGTCTACAATCATTAAACTATCCAAATCTTTACTATACTGAAAGTTTAGTTAAAGAGAAAGGTCAGAGCAGAAAAGTAAAGAAGAAAGTACCTGGTTGGTTAACTACTACAGCTAATAGATCATTAATTATTGATGAATTAGAACAGGATATCAGGAATGAATATATCAATGTAAAAGACCCATTCTTTGCAGAAGAAGCATATACATTTATATATGATGGAAGAAACCGTCCAGTTGCAATGGGTAAGGGAACTAATAAAAGTGATGAAGAAGAAGATGTAACATACACAGACGACTCTATAATGGCTAAAGCAATTACTAATTTCATACGTAAAGGAACTATGAACAGTATGATAGTTTTACCTGCATAGAAATAAAACAATACTTATTCGTATAATACAAAAAACTCTTATAATGAAAATATTAGGATACGAAATTTCTAAAACAAAGAAAGCTGAACCACCTACAAGGAAGAAAATAGTTGCAGATTTACCAACTTCTCAGGTTAGTAGAACTGAATTTCCTACTGGTGATACTTATGGTGTGTTATATAACAACACCAGTTTTGTTGATAGAGATTATATAAGAACTCTAATTCCAATGATTAGAAAGTTAGCTAAGATCAATCCAGATCTTAAAGTAACCATGAAAGACAGGAGAGAATTAGCTAACACTGGTCATAGAATTAAATTTGATAAAAAAGTTAAGGCAGAACTACAGGTTGATATGAGAGATCATATACATTTTGTTAGAAAGAGATGGTCACCATTCTTACCAGGTATACATGGCATAGTTAATAAATTAATTAATCAAGCTTCTATTTCTGGTGCAATAGCAATAGAATGGGTGATCAAGAAAGATCTAACTGGTATAGAAAGGATTGCATTTGTAGACCCTGCTACTATTATTTTCAGATTTAATAAGAGAACACAAACATTTCATCCATATCAAATCATTTATCAAGATACTGAAAAACTCGTTAAACGATATCGAAAGCTAAACATGAACACTTTCATGTATGTATCATTAAATGGTGATGAGGAAATACCTTATGGAGATCCGGAATTCATGGCAGGTCTAAATGCCATTACTTCACAAGGTAAGATGACAGAGAACATTAACTTCATAATACAACAACTAGGTGTTATGGGATTCTTTGAAGCATTAATGGAGAAACCACAACAAAATGCTAATGAATCTGATGGAGCTTATGCAACTAGGCTATCCAACATATTAGTTGAGATGAAGAGAAAACTTAATGACTCTATGAGGGATGGAATAACAGTTGGATACAAAGAGGACCATGAATTTACATTCCATTCAACAACGAAGGATATAAATGGTGTTGCAGATGTATTCAACTTAAACGAAGTTCAGGTGGCTAATGGTATTGGTCATCCTGCTTCGTTTTTAGGTGTACCATCATCTAGTACTGATACAAACTTTAATATCTTATTTGGTAAGATGATTTCTCAGCTAAACACTATTCAAGAAGCTCTTGCATTTATATTAGAATATGGATATTCATTAGAACTGCGTCTAGCAGGTTTTACTTTTAAACATTTGAATGTAGAATTTAATAAGTCAACTATTACTGACGAATTAAAATATCAGCAAGCTGAAGAATATAAAATTAGAAACCAAAGAGTAATGTATGCAGATGGTATCATATCTCAAGAAGATTATGCAGATGCGATGGGTTATGAAGCTCCTGACCAAAAGGAACCAAGAGTTGAAATTGATCCTGCTAAAACATTACAAGATGCACAGGATAAAAGAGATGCTAATACTGATAGGAAGACTTCTGATAAGAAAACTAGAGATAAGAAGAACCCTAACCCCAAAGATAACGCAAAAAATAAATAAGTATGTATAAAATTAATTAAGATGGATGAAATTCTACAACTGATAGGTGGACACAGTTTAATACTAGGGTCTAAACCTGAGAAAGTTAACCTCTCTATGGTTAACGAAAAGATAGCTAAGGATAATGCATGTCCTGATGGTAAATGTACAGTAAACAGTTTTGGTTTATTTGATACATCAACTCCTAATTATGCAACCTACTACCCAGAAGTAACTGCAGAAGATTTAAAGCCTAAAGATGAAGAATTCATCTACCCAGTATTTAGATTATTATCTGCTGTTACAGTTAATAAGAATAGTTATAGTCCAACACATTTTCCTGCAGAAGTATTGAAAGATTCTATGCAAATGCTAGTTGGCCAAACTGTTTTCGTTGACCATGAAATGACTACTGGTAATGCACTAGGTACAGTAATGGAAGTTGAATGGCAAGAAGAATACAAAACTAAAGATGGTACAGTAGTACCTGCTGGTATTAATGGTACAATGAAACTTGATGGTAAGACACACCCAGGAATTGCTAGAGCAATTATGATGGACCCTCCTGCTATTCATTCTAATTCAGTTACAGTTAGATTTGCATGGGAACAATCTCACCCAGACATGGAAAGAAATGAGTTCTTTGATAAGATGGGAAGTTATGATAAAGATGGAAATCTTATCCAGAAAGTAGCTACTAAAATAGATAGTTATTGGGAGACTTCTCTAGTACCTCATGGTGCAGACCCATTCGCAAAGAAAATAGAAAGTAATGGTCAAATTACTAACCCTCGTTTTTCTGGCAGAAGAGATGAGCAATTCTCCCTTAATTTGTTTAATTACAAAACACAAACTGACACTACAATACTTAGCAATTTTAAAACCAAAGAAAATAATAATAATAAAAGTGAATCTAGTATGAACAAAGCATTAGAAATTGCTTTACTTGCAGTTCTAGGATTAACAGCCGAAAATTTAGCTGATGAGAAATTCGACTTCCAGGGTCAGTTCAAGTCGTTAAAAGAAAACGCTGATAAATTCAATGGACTGGATGATAAAGTTAAGAACCTAAAATTAACCGAAGATGGTTACTTACAGGAAGAAGATTATGGCAAATTCATTAATTTGGATATAGCCGAGTTAAAACAACAAGCTCAGATGGGTACTGCTCATTTAGAGGCTCAAAGAGAGGAAGCTGTTAGACTTTATAACACTATTAAAGGTGATAAAGCTGAAGAAGCAATGCTAACTAACATTAAGAGTTCTGGGTTAGAAGCTGTTGAAGTATTTATTAAAGACTTCAAAGAAGAATCTGAAAAGATGTTCCCATTACAATGTAATGACTGTGCATCTCATAACGTTTCTAGAATGACTGCTGAAACAAGCGGAGAAGAAGGAAATGGTGGAGATGGTAAAGATGGTGATGAAAACATTTCGTTTTCTGATTTAAAAACCAAATTAAGAGAGAAGAGAAGAAAGAACTCATTAGAGGACTTTGATAAATAAAAAACTTAAAACAAATTTATTATGCCAACAACATTCGGTGAAAAGACGGTAAATATAGTCTATAAAAAAGAAGCTCAAAAGCTTCACGAAGCTTTTACAGTAGCTTCTGGTGAAACTATTCACGAAGGTGAACTAGTAAAATTAAATGCAGCAGGAGAATTAATACCTGCAGCTACTGGTAATCAATTAGAGGTTATCGGTTATTGTATAACTCATAAGAAAACTTTCAATGCTCCTGTATCTGTAGTTGAAGAACTATCAGTTGCTATGAGAGGTTATGCTACATTAAAAGCTTCTGCTAAGGAAGATGGTTTATTACCAGGTGCAGTTATGTATGCTGGGTGGGATGCTACAAATAACAGACCTTACTTTTCTCAGAATTCAGTAACTGAGACTACAGTAGCTGGTTGGGCTTTAATAGCTGGTGATCAGAATGATGAAATTAGAGTAGTAATAAAATAAAAATTTTAGAAGATGGATTTAACAAAATTTGAAAACTCGAAATTCAAAGGCAAAATTGAATCGACAGTACAATTTGCAGAAGCAATCCGTAGAGGTGATAATCCACTGGATATTACTCTAACTGAGGTTGTAAAAGAAAAATTTGGTGTAACCTTAGATGCTTTTTATGCAGACTTAGGTATAGACCCTAACTATGATACAGTACAGAATATCGTATCTGTTCCTGATGTAGATGCACGCTGGATAATCCCAGAGTTCTTCCGTGATGCTATCCGTTTAGGATATCGCCAAGCTCCAATTTGGCCAAACATTATTGCTGCTGAAGAGCAGATGAAAGGCTTAACTCAGGTATTACCAAATATCAATATGAGTGATGCTACTCCAGCTATCGTTGCTGAAGGTGAAACAATTCCTTTGGGTTCTGTATCTTACGGCTCTAAAAAGTTCAATGCTTTTAAAGTTGGTAAAGGTATTCAATTAACCTATGAAGTAATTCAACACTCTTCATTAAATGTAGTTCGTATCTTCTTAGAAGATTTCGGAGTAAAGATGGGTTATGCAGTTGACTCTTTAGCTATTCAAACATTGCTTAATGGGGAGCAATTAGATGGTTCAGAATCTGCACCAGTTATTGGAGTTGAAACTGCAGGTACAAAAACTTATAAAGATTTCTTGAGAATCTGGATGAGAATGGGAAGAATGGGACAGAACCCAGGTATTATGCTTGGTGGAGAAACTGCTGCTATTGATACTTGGAATTTACCAGAATTCAAAGAGCGTAGAGGACCTTATGCACCGGAGAATCAGTTAACATTGAAGAATATGCCTTTCCCTCAGAACACTAATTATTATGTTCACGGAAATATCCCTGCTAGTCAGGAAATCATATTAAATAAAGAACGTGGTATCATCAAGATGAATGCTGCTCCTTTATTGGTAGAATCTGAAAAGATTATCCAGAACCAAACATCTGCTTTCTATGCAACAACTTCTTTAGGTTTTGCTAAGTTATTCAAGGATGCTACAGTAGTAATGGATGAGTCAATCGACTTTGCTACTAATGGATTCCCAGATTACATGGATGTAGATGCTCAACAAAACGTAGTATTTGAGTAAAATCAATTAAACAATTAATCTTAAAAGAAGCTAGGTTCACACTTAGCTTCTTTTTTAAAAGAGAGGAAAAAATTATATGGCTAAAGGAAAAAAATTCTATCTAGCTTTGAACAGTGGAGCAAATAGCTTTACTTGTCCAAATACACTATTTCATGTTTCTGGTAAAGAAATAAAAGAAGTAGGTGCAAATCTAAAAAACGAATTCTTTATTAAAAGAGCTTTAAGATCTGGTCACTTAAAAGAAGTATCAGAAGCTGAGTATCTAAAGTTTAAAGAAGTTGATGATGCAAAAAAGAAAATCAATAAGAAAAATGCTTCTAAGCAGGAGTATATCGACCAGTTAAAATCTAAATTAACTGAGGCAGTTGAAGAGAATAACAAACTTAAGAAAAGAAACGAATTTCTTGAAAAAGAGAATTTAGAACTTAAGGGAGAAATAGAGAATCTCAAAAGTGATGATGGAGAAGGTGATGACGATCCTATGGATTTTGACTCTATGACAGTTAAAGATATCAAAGAATATCTAAACGAAACTTATGAGTTATCTGCAGAAGAAGTTACTAAAATGGACACTTTGAAGAAAGCTGACCTTGTTGATTTCGCAAATGAAATAGTTGCAGAAGGAGGAGAATAAACAATGAAACCAGAAGCTAGTTTTTCATACTCAGTTTCTGCGTTAGATGTTGATTTTCAAGATAGATCTTCAAATGGACCAACCAGTTGGCTTTGGGACTTTGGGGATGGAAACAATAGTAATGTTCAAAACCCTTCCCACACTTATAGTAGGAGGGGTTTTTTTGTAGTTACTTTATTAGCAACTAATGCAGATGGTATCAGTGAACCATTTCAACTAAGTGTTGGAGTAAGTGATACCGGAATTAACCCACTACCAAGGTCCATATATGATATGGTCTTATCCTATATCCCAGAGAATGTAAATATCTCTGTTGGAGAAATTGATGGCTTTATAAAGAAATGGCAATTATACTTACAACCATTAGTAGAAAATCCCACAGTAGATCCAGCTAATGTATTTGATGAGTTTTATTGGCCACCACTAGTAAATCAATTAATTGCAGAATTAGTAGCACTAGATTTAATTATTCAAGCAATCAATGTACTAATATCTTCATCTTCTAGTTCTAATAGTGGAACAGGGGGAGGAGCTTTAAAGAAAGTAGTAACAGGACCTACTCAAGCTGAATGGCAAGATCCATCTGGTGCTACAGATTCAATTAATAATATGGTTAAATCTGGAGGAGCTTTAGATACTCTTGTTAAGCAAACATGTATGTTAGCAAAAAGAGTTAGAATATATTTACCAATATGTGATGACTTAAGACAAAGTCCAATAGTACCAGAAGTTTTTAAACCTCTTGTTGATACATTAACAATTTATATATAATGGAATTATTATCACCTGCTGATTGGGATCAGTATAAAAAAGCTATAAATGATGCAAGTGACTCTTTCAATAAAGAACCTGTCACTTGGCATCGTTTCTTACGTAAGATGTCTAGAGATGGTGAAGAACCAACAGAAACATTTGAAGAGATAGTTTTAAATGGCTTAGTTATGTATGGTTACTTTAAATCTTGGCCAGATGAGAATATTAGAGTATCTGGAGAAAATGATGACACAAGTTTAGTTTTAATATTAAATAAACAATATCTTAAAGATTTAGGTTATACAAACTCTGACGACTATTTTGCAATGAATCCTGGGCATGATTTCTTTACCATTAAAGGTATAGATTACACAACCAAAGGTGATACTGATGTTGCACAAGCTGAGGCAGATCCACTTTTAATATATATAAGATTAGACAGAAGACAAGTAAAAACAGGACAAAAATATCATGGCGTATAGAGGTTTTAGTGGTAAGCAATTTTCACCATTAAGGGAGTTAAGTAAAACTAGGTATACCAAGATTGATGTAAAAACCGAGGGGTTTGAAAAGCTTACATACCTATTAGAAGGTTTCCCTGTAGCTGTAAGGAGTTCTGCTATGTTTGGACAAATAAAGGCAGCAGAACTTTTTAAGCATAGGTGGAAAGCTGATATTGCTAATGGAGGAACCAAGTATGGTTTCCCACCACTATCAAATTCTTATGCTGATAAAAAGTTAAGAGCTGGGTATGAAGAAACACCATTTAATTTAACAGGTTCATATTACCGTTCAATAAAGTTAACAATAAGGAAAGATAATGTAGTAAGTGCTGAAGTATATAAAGGAGCAGTTGCACCCAAAGTATATGGTATTACTACAAGGAGTGGTAGTAGAAAGGTAATAGATTATATAAGGTTTGTAGAACATAAAAGGCCAATATTAAAAAGATCATTTAGAGCTTGGGGAGGTAAACGTAAGATTGCTAAATTAGTATCATACTATATGGAAAACGGAAAAACAAGTTTAGCAGAATACATGAGAACTGGTAGAATACCTTCTCCACCAAAAAATTCAATCTAATTATGAGTACAACACCACTTTCAAATACAGAACAACTCATAGAGAGATCATTCTTTCATAGAGTTCAAAAGGAATTAGTAGATAAAGGTTATCTACCAGATATAACTGATACAGTAACTTATCCAGATACTCAAGCTGGATGGGATGCTTGGAAAGCTGCTTTAGATGCTGTAGTAGTTAATAAAGGTTTTGCAATAGAATTATTTGGTTTTAGTAGTTCTGAATCTAAAGGTACAAAGAAAACTCCTAGAATAGTAGTAAATAATGTATCTTCATTACCGGGTACTGTTGGAGGAGACACTACATATTTTTATCAAAGAAGTAGTCCAACTGGTCCATATCAGCAGATGATAAGACCCCCACAAACAGTAGATTTTGTATTGCAAGTTATTATGACTGGAGTAACTGCAGAACAGATGAGGATTATGAATGCTGTAATAGCTTTATCCCTACCAAGAAGAGGCTACATAGAATTCTATGATGATCCAGACCATAAATTCTTTATAGAAAACACAGGATCTAATGCCTATGATAATACTCAAGATAATCAGATAGATAGAGTAATTGCTTATACAGTTCCAGATTTATATGATATTGAGGATATTATAGTCAATAATAATATTGCACCAATGCAAGAAATTAGAATTGAACCAACAATCAATGGTAGAAGATCTCCAGATTTTGATATAATAGTAACAAATTAAAATAATATAATATGGCAAGAATTAACTTAGGAGGTAGTTATGTAATAACACAATCCGATATTCCAATCCCTATGGCAGAAATTAAAGGTGATGCAATTGAACCTTTAATGCAACCTGCTCTTATTAAAGTTAACCCAGAAGCAGATATGAATGCAGATATTCATATTGTATGGGGAGATAAACCTCAGACAGAAGGTACCATAAAAGCTTGGGAAACTTTAGCTTCTAATATACTTGTTAGAAAGATATTTGATACTGGTACTTCAGTTGATAATGTAGACATAAAATGTTATAAGTAATGAACATACAAGGTAACATAAATACTAACCCAGCACTTGACAGCCTTGCAGGAGGAGGTAACCCTAATTTAAGTAGGTGTTACCCACCTGGTGGTTTGGTACAAGCTCTTAGCTTAGCAAGAGATACGTACATTAGAGATATGGCTGGTGGTATGGATAGACCTAGACTCAATGCTTGGGGACTAAGGTTTAATGGTACTAATAACCACCTGACTGCACCTGGTGTGTATATAGAAGGTGGTAAACCAATTAAGATTAAGTTCCATTGTGCACAGGATACACACGGAGATTTTATCAATTGGTTAGATACTCAAGGTTGGGCTCCTTCTGGAAGTAAAGGTATTTCTTTATCTCCAACTGCTGGTACAGCTGAACTAAGAATTTTAATTGGTAACGGAAGTTCTAACTTTGAATACTTCACTGGGTTAATCATAGGAGATTTAAAAGAGTATGAAATAGATTTTGAATGGAGTGGAATTGCTGGTGATACAGCACATTTAGTTGATAGAATATCTGGTGAAGAGTATAGCGTAGTAATAGGTCAAAGTTGGACTGGTAATAGTTTATTTCCAATAACTATTGGAAGGTCTGCTAGAATTGCTAACTATTACTTTCATGGAGATGTTTATGAAGTTAGAGTTGAAGTTGGAGGAGAACTAATATTTGGTTTTACACCAGAACAACAAATTTGGTATGATACTGATAAAATATTAGGGTACTTACATAATGCTCTTTATACTTATGCTAACCCAGCTACATATAAATTTGTAGAGAAGCCAAACATATTACCTGCAAGGAATAATACCATTGGTTATGCTTTAGACTCTGCATTACCTGGTTTGTATATACCTTTAACTAATAACAAACAACCAGTATTACCTGCTACACAAATATTTGCTGGTAAGATCCCTTATCATGTAGATTACACAGATGCTTGGGCTTTTAAAGCTGATGGCGATAGTAATTATTTAAAATTACCGGGGTTACATGATGCTAGTAGTGGTTTTGATTATGAGACAATTCTATACGCTAAATCAAATTATTTAGATAATAGGTTAAAGAGGATATTTAGTGTTAGTAATGATCATTTTGAGATTGCTATAAGAGATGGTATTAGTAATGATTTACATATATCAATAAATTATGATAATAGTTGGCATAATATTCTAAGTATTACAGAGGGTTATCAAAAAATTAGGTTTAAATATATTAATGGTAATTTAGAAGTATACGTAAATAGCTCTATAATATATGATAACCCAATTAATCTTACATATACTAATGCTGCTTATTACCTTTTAAGAAGGGCTATTGGTAATTCTGAACCCAAATTTGATGATAAAATAATTTATTTTAAAAGTTATATTGATGATTTATTTATACCATTTATGAATGGTAGTGGTAATACTGTATATAATGTTAATGATAGTGCAATTCCTGCTACACCATTAATTATTGAAGGTACTTCTCATACATGGGAATTACAGTCTGAGGACTTCTTTGGTAATGTATTTGGGTTTAGTGATTATTCTACAATTAATACTATAATCAATAATACAGATGCTAGTATATGGGTACTTACAGATGGTGGTCATGTAATTCAAAATAATCCACCTCAAGTTCATGTATTAGACGATGAAAGAATTAATATTGCTGTTGGTAATTCAACATTACCTTTAGATAATTGTCAAGCTGGAATTATTTATAAACTATCTGCCAAAATACGTAAAATAAATGGAGATACTGGTGGAGATTTAAGGTTTAGAATAAATGGATATATAGATAGTAGTCCATTACCAGTTACAACAACACTTGAATATTATGAGGCTTATTTATTAGGCGATGGTTCTAATGGAGTAAATGGTTTTGTAAATAATATTAGTGACCAAGATTATGAAATTATAGATTTTGCAATATATGATACTAGATTAATACCTGCTAGTTTAGTTAATGAAGGTTTTGATGTTCTTGGTAATACTCTTACTAATCCACATAGACCTTTTGGAATTAATGGAGGTTCTTTATATATCCAACGAAATGATGATTTAGAATTAACTGATGCTGATAAAGGTCATAAATGGTTTCACCCTGGATTTGAAAGGATTGGGTATTTCGATTTTAATGATGGTACATTAAATAATCTAATATTTGATGAGGGGTCTGGATCATCTACTATAGAAAATACTGGTAACTCAATAAAAGTTGTATGCGGTACAGGTGCAGCTAATGATGAGCGGCCAACTATAGGCTTTACTGGTTTGAATATAATAACTGGTACTAATTATAAAATCTTATTTACATACACTACTCAAGATAACCTACTTATAAAGAGCATAAACCTTGGAGGAGCAGCAGTACCGTTAGATGAGAGTCTTAATAGGCCAGGTGTATTCGAGTATTCTGAAATAGCTACAAGTGATACTGATTCAGTATACATTAACTTTGACGGAAATAATTTCCCAGGTATAATATACATAGACAATGTATACATATTGAACTTAGATACACCGATTCCAATAGAAAAAAAGAAACTTTCTATTGATGATATCATACCAGATTACGGAAGCTATGCTTTTGCAAATGTATTATCTCCTAAATGGAAACAAGAAATATTACTTTACAGGTATCAACTTTCAGATGAAACTAAGAATAAGATAATTGAATGTTATGCAAGAACATTATTACCAGGAACTTGCTTAGTAACATATAATGGAGAAATAGTAACTTATCTGCCAGATATGAGACCAGTAACAACTACTGTTTGCCCTTAATTTAAAAATTTAATAAGATGCCAGAAATACAAGATTTATTCAAGAGTGGAGAACTAGATAGGTTAGTTCTCAAGGATAATCTTCAATTGTTAAAAACAAGCGAAAATTATC